ATCTTGCATGTATAGTCATAGTTTTCTTTGATGAACTCAGCAGACTTACCCTTAAATACCTTGGCTAAATAGGCTTTCTTATTATCAGGTAGACCAGCTGTCTTTTGTTCAAAAATTAAATTAGAGACCGCTCTATTGTAAGATTCATTAAGCTGCTTGTTCTCAGCCTTTAGAGCCTCAATGATCTTGGAGCTTTCATCAATCTTTTGCTTGCCATCCAATACAGCCTCACGGATTGTCTCTTTACCAAGTACTAGATCAACAGAAAGCATGCTGCGTAACTCGTTGAGAACCTGAGCAGAGCGTCTGTTTTGAACAGCCTCTTCAATGGCTGTTTTTGGAAGATTTTCGTCAAGATAGGCCTCGAGATAGTTGGAAATTGATTCAACAAGAGATTGTTTGAATGAGGCAGCGTCTTCGTTGAGGGCCTTTTCGTACTTACGTACTACAGTCTTTAGCTTACCAGCATGGTTCTCGTTGATTGCTTCAACTACCTTCAAAAGCTTATCGGAGTGGTTACGGTCAATAGCCTCAACGAGCTTCTCTACCTTGGCAGAGTGGTCTTCGTCGATCTGAACCAATAATCCCTCGAGTTGCAATTTTGCGCGATCTTCAGCAGCCTTGTTTACTTGCTGCTCGAATGCCTCGGAAATTTGGTTTAGTGATTCCTCACTAAGAATATCCTTGGTAACTTCCTTTAATTTTTCAATTAGAGTTGACATATGTTAAAAAAGTGGTTTGTTCAAAGCAGTTTTAATACGGCTTTTAATCTTATTTTCTAAGACTTGTTGTAAATATTTATTAGCCTCTGAGTAATTTTTTACCCCAACCTGCTTAATAAATGACTTAATAAGTTGTGTATCCATATAATTATTTAAGCTTATTGATAAAAATTAATACCTGCTCAAGTAAAAATTTATCTACCTCTTTGCGAGGCAAATTACCAATAGACTTTTCAAACTTATTATAAGCCTCTTCTAGCTCACCAGAATCACTTATAACCCATTGCTTGGATTCTAGAATACCGTTGACAAATGCCTTTGGACAAGAAGGGTCAGCTACAACATCAATAGCAACTAACTTCATGTTCTTTACTCTATTTACATCTTCTTTAATAGAGTCAGGTTCTAATTGACCTAAACATCTAGTAGATACACCAGGTGTAACTCCATCATCAATAAGATTCTGTACAATCTTACCCATTGGTGTACTTAAAACAAGAGACTTACCAACAAAATAATTACCTTCTTGTCTTAAATTTTGAACACTGTGACAGGCTCTTGAAAGATCGATATCAACAGTAGTTGGGTGATTCAATTCACCTAATGCTCTACCTGACTTAATCATTTCATCAGAATATCTCTTTACTTCAGAGACCATTTCCATTAAATCATAAAGACGTCTATTCTTATTGACTTCATTAGCCATCATGAAAGGCCCTTCAATGTACATTCTAGGACCTTTCCCGTCACGCAGATTCTTTTCTTCTTTTATATATGTGAAGCTGCCAAAGTCAGGAGTTTCAACTAAAAGTCTATGTGACATATAATTATAAAATTATTTATAGTAAATGTTAGAATTTTTTAGGATTTTTTTATTTTCCCGTTAAAATACCAGGTATCATCGGATACTTTAGCAGCTCAAAATCTCTTTTAAAGAAGGTATTAATAAAGTCTATAGTAGGCGGTTCAATTAGTTTTATATATGATGAAGATGAGCGAGGGGCTTTGGATTTGTTTACATGAGGCAGAAAACTATCAATTTTTAGCTCTTTGGTCATTCTTTTAAAATCTTCGTTTAAACTTTCAGTACGTAAAACATAATCATAATGAACATCTTCAAAATAAGCATGCTGTGGCAAGTCTACCTTATCAACTAGATAATATTTTTCACACCAAAAGTGGAATTGTTTTAAAAAATACTTTTCATTACAATTTTCTCTTTTATTACTATAAAAGAAAGATGATATACACTTTGTGTAAGGGTTTCTAACAATTGTAAATTTCTTAAAACTTTTGAATCTTTCAGGAAATAATGAATTAAGAATTTTCGGGGTGTAGTGTTGAGGAGCAAAATATACCCCACCAATCTTTCTTTGATAGTAACTGTAAGCAGCTTGCTCGTTGTGCCCTCTAATAACTCTAAACTTCGTTTCAATAGATGTACCACCACTATGAGGAATATGTACAAATAACAATTCATGTTTATCAATAAATGGCATATTACTTTTTTAGAAAAAGATGTTTTTCTGTTAATATTAAAAATTCAAAATTCTTACCCTCACACCACCTTCTGGCTGCTTCCCACTTGGCCATATTTTTAGCATATGTAGTAGCTTCAGTTATATATGTACTCTCCTTTTTATTGCCATGTCTTTTAGGCTGCTCAGTTTGCTTAGATGGTTTAATCTCTACTAAGAACTTTTTTACAACAGATTCACTTATTTTGTAAACAATGCTATTGTCAACATAGTACTTGTGAAATTTATTATCAAGAGGGGATTTGTAAGGTATAACAACAGATTCTGATGCCCATTCTAAAACTCGAGGGTTATTATCACACCAACGAAAGAAATATAATTCGTAACTGCTCCTGTAAACAGGATCTTGAGTGCCAAGATATTTTGACCTGTTTACAGGTTTGTAAATTCCTTTTTTGTATTGCCCAACTTTGAACATTATCCAACAAAGAATAATGGCGGTTCGGCATCTCCGAATCCTGCTGTAGACTTTGTAAACAATTGAGTTTCTAGCTTTTCTTTTTCTGCTAAACCTTGACTCAACATGTCATTATAGTTTACAGTACCACCACCAAATAAACTTTGACCGGCATATTTACCTCTTATTTGTCCAATTGCTATCTTTGTAAGCGCTAATGAGTATTGCTGTACCCAAGGCTCCATGACAATGTATTTTAATTGACGTTCAACATAACATCCAATTAACCCAAACCATTGGCTAGTTACTGTTTGTATAGATGGATCCGGTAAAATCTTTAAATACTGAGTTCTTGGGTCAAAATAGAAGTAATAATACTGAGTAAGAGTCTTGGCTCTTGTGCTCATATACATTTGAGTTATATGCCAGCTTACAAGATCAAAACCATAGTTGCCAAGAGCATAGTTAAAATATGTTTGCTGTGCCAATGTTTGTTCAATAGTGAACAATGTATTAGTACCAGTTGTAGTACCTTGTTCAAGAGAGAACACATCAACTACTTTTCTATAATTATCTAAATCATAGTCAAAATTAGCTGAAAGAGCACTCATCAACGGAGTGATTGTGAACAATGTATCTAGCTTAACACCTGCATTTGTGTCATACAAGGCACTATTAAAAATTAAGTACTCTTCTGTATAACCTGCATATTTTGTAAAGAGTTCACAAGCTATTGAAATATTCTCATAAACAATGTCTTGAGTTACTTCTAGTTTAAGAACAGGTGCACCTAGCTGAAAACCGATTCTTTGAGCCAATCGATTATAAGAATTAATCTTAGTATCAAGATTTGTGTTATAATAATAGGCTACTGGATTACAAGGTATTGACATAATTTATTAGGTTGGTAGTGCAGAAGCCTCAGATCCTGGTGCTGGTGTTGGAGCTGGAGCTGCTCCACCCTCTGGAGCTGTACCTGGAGCAGGAGCTGCTCCACCTTCAGCTTTAGGTAATGGAGTAAAGGCTGGAGGAGCTCCTCCTCCACCACCCATGCCTCCACCACCTCCACCAAAGCCAGCAATTTGACTTTCTGCAGAAGTAGGTTCAGCTTGTTTTTGTTCCCAATCAGGACCAGAATTAACAATCTGAGCAAGCTCCCATTTCAATCCAGCATCCTTCTTGAGCCACTCTCTATTGGCCTTAATATCCACATCAGACCAACCCAAGTACTTCTTCATGGCAAAAGAAGTTGAGAACATTTCATTAGAAGAAACTTGACCAAAATTAGCAAACTTTAATTCAAGAATTTGGTTTTGTCTTAGCTCGTAATAATTGGTTGGTGGTACAAACTCTAATTGAATATCACTTTCAACAATTTCATATGTATCCAGCAACCCTTTTAGCTTGAGTTGAGTAACGAAAGCTGGGCGTAAACCTGCTGCAAAAGTTCTTTGCAACCTAATAATGAAGTTAGCAAACTTGAGCTCTTCTCTTAAGATTGTTGCAGAATCGTTAGTAGTATCTTCTGGGTTTAGTCTTGTTACTGGCACCTTAAGAGACTTGTAAAGCTTCTTAATAAAGTAGTTTAAGTCGTCTAATTGACCTAGATTCTGACCTGCTGCTAATGTAGTTACAGTTGTGCCTTCTCCACCTTGTCTCTTGGCGAACCAGAAAGCATCCATCATTGATTGTGGGTTATATGTCATTACTGGAGAGCCGTTATAAGCATCATAGCTCTTTTTACTCCAGAAATTATTCATTAACTTCTTTAGATAAGCCTCTGCTTTTGGCTTAGGCATGTCTCCTACATCTACATTAAACACCAATCTCTCTGGAGCTCTTACAAGACGATAAATAATAATAGAGTCTTCAATCAAAGATAATTGACGATAGGCTCTTCTAGCATTTTCAATGAATGGGACTCGAATAGTCTTTGATTGATTCCAAATACCGGAGTTAATATAAAGAATCTGATTCTTTTCCATTGGAACCAACTCAAACTTACCTGTAGTTGATTGTCTCTTGCTGGCTTCTGTTTTTGAATTACCAGCAAATGGCTTACGCAACAAATAGCCTTTGATCAAAAGATTCTGTACATTTTCATAAACAGGGTCAATTAATTCGCAAGGAATGTTAATGAAGCCAAGAATTCCTTTATCTGGCTCTTTTTGACTAACAACATTTTCAAAATACAATTCACCATCCATCAAGAGCATTCTAATATACTCCCAACCTTTACCTTCTAAATCTAGCTTCTGTAAAAACTTTTGTAGCTCCTTGTTAATAATTGTTGTAACCTTTTCGTCATGTTGAAAGTTACGTAAATTAAGCTTTACAATCTCATTATGTTCATCTTTATTAAGAAATGAATCGCAAATCTCATCAAGCGCATCAGCTACCTCAGCAAACTGTGCCATGATTCTGTATTCAAGCAAACGACGAGTCTTATCAAAGTCGACATTCGCATACATGAACTGGCTATAGTTCTTATCAATGGTAATACCACCCATTGGGTGTGTATCCATTTTTGGAGTAGAAATAGCCTGTCGGTTCAACATTTGGGCTTTATTAGAGCCCATCCCGTAAAACAACTTATATTTTGGATTAATTACATCTAACGGATCGACATTATTCAAAGGGGATGTGTAAGGAAGCTTTGAATATATCATATTCATTACTTGACCCATTGTGTCGTTTTTTGATGAACCATCAATTGCCATAAAGTTATTTATTGTTTTTAATGCTTATTCAATTAGGAGATGGTGTGGGAGTTATAGACGGGGTAGGAGTTGGAGTAGGAGTTGGAGTAAAACAGAATGGGAATATATTGACCGTAACTGATCCACCACCAGTCAATACTGTAAAGGCAGAGTTAATATTATAGTCTAAGCCACCTGGCTTATAAGCATAGTTAACTTGACCACCCTCTCCTAAACCTTGCAAGTACCACCCGTTCAACGAAGGTATGAATGTTAATTGAGAAGTACTAATTGAGTTGTTTGTGTATTGTATTATGTTGTCGTTAATTACATACTGTACTTGATTTACTACTATTGAGTATGCTACTGGTCCAACATATGTTAATGTATAGCAACCATATGCAGCATAATCATTACCAATACCAGTTATAATCAAGGCATTTGCCAATGTAGGTGTAGGTGTAACAGATGGTGTTAATGTAGGTGTGACTGTAGGTGTAGGTGTAATTGTTGGTGTTACAGAATTTGTTGGTGTAATCGAAGGGGTAACTGTAGGTGTTGGTGTTAGAGTAGATGTAATTGATGGTGTAGGTGTGAGAGAAGATGTAACAGATGGGGTAGGTGTGTTTGTAGGGGTAATTGTTGGAGTAGGTGTTACTGTTGGGGTAGGTGTTGGTGTAGCTGGAACTGCATCAAATACAGTTATACCATCTGAAATACAATAACCAGACTTATTAAATGTAATGAAATTTATTAATGTTCCATTACTAAAACTACTTAAAGGTGGTAAGGTAAATATTACTTTAGTATCTGAAACCTTAATGAAGCTTGTTACTCTTACTGCTGAAATACCAGGATAGGCATTAGTAAGATTATAAATTGTGGTTGGTAAATATTTTAAGCTGGTTAAATTTTCATCAGTAAAAAAATCTACATACTCTGTTGTAAGTGTTGTAAATAAGGAGTTATCTGTTGCGCTAAGATAAATGTTATCAAGGAATAAAAAATTACCTGTTATTGTAACATCTCTATATGTTGACCTTCTTCCGTATTTAGAGTAGTGAACATAAGAGATACAGGGTAAAGCAGAGACTACAACTGTTTCTGTAAGATTAGAGCTAGCTGGAAGAGAAAATACATCACCACCTGAAACATATTCAGATGTAATGTATATTGTTTCTGTAAGATTCGAACTATATGGTGGGTAGTTTGTAGAGCTCATTTTTAATATACATCAAAACCAGAAACAGGTATAAAATTAGCTTCAATAACGAAAATATTATTAACAGGTCCTTGATCTTTCGGAAATAACCAACCCTTTATTGTAAAAGAAGTATCTGCTGAAACTCTGTAAGGGGTTGGGCTATCAATATCTGTTGGATATGACATATTAATGCTTTCAGACCATAATACCTCCGTTCTTATCTCTTGAGGCGCTTGTACGAATGCAGATGGTATTTTCCACGAAATTATTACATAAGGGTTACTATAAGGTACAAAGTTACTGAGTATTTGATCCATATCTGTTTGATATTTGGTTAAAATACTCATATTAACATTAATATTAATTGGTACAGGTTGTGGCAAGTAGTCAGTACTACCTACACCGTTGTTAGCATAAAAAGAACCTAAAATCTTATTGAATACTCTTGAACTATCCTTTTGAATACCACCAATAGTAACTGCTATTACTGGTAAAGTAAGGTGCATAGACTTATTAACTAAGTCTTGAATAACTCTTTGTTTTGGGGAATATACGTACGAAACTCTAAGCTTTTTCTCATCAGGTACTCTGTCTTTATCATATCGATTAATAACTACAGAGTTAAACGCAGTAACAAACTGCGTAATCAGATCTTTTATTTCAAAATAGAATGGTTGATCTCTCACACAAATATTTATAAATTGTTCAGGCTTTTATGTTGAAAGTTTTATTTATCAACAATTTCGCTCAACCAGACTATTTATCCAACATGCTCTATATAGGGCTAGCAGGTAGGAAAGATGTTGAACTTTATACTTATGCAGCGCCTTTCCATTTAATAAAAGACATAGGCTGGGATAATAAATTCGTAGTTAATAGTAAATGGGAGGGAGTTGTAAAAGTTCCTGGCTTTACAGTTTGCGGCAAAGTCGAAAAAGGGCCAATAATAGACTTCCCACAAGAAATAAAAATTAAAATACAAAACCGCTTCTACGATAAAATCATATACTCTTCTATTTGGAGAGATCAAATGTTTTTTGAAGAGGTTATTAAAACTTATAGCAAAAAAGATATTATTTTAATTGATGGAGATGATCATAATTTAGTTCTAGAACCAGTAGTAGGTAAAGGAGTTTATTTCAAACGAGAAATGTATAGCGATAGAATAGATATAAACCCTATTGCAATGGCTGTACCAGATACAACATTACTTTCTTATTCTCCAATAAACAAATCTCAATTTTTTGGGATAGTATATCCAGGTAAGCCAGAGACTTATATTTTTAAAAAAGAAGACACCTACTACTACGATTATTTTAAATCCTATTTTGGTGTTACCTCTAAAAAAGGTGGTTGGGATTGTTTAAGACATTACGAAATATTAGCTAACAGATGTATACCGTATTTCATTAATTTAGAAAACTGCCCTAAAAACACTCTTTTCAATTGGCCAAAAAAGATGATATTAAAGACTAATGAGTATGCAAAAAACTGTATAGTACCTCTGGAGTATGAATATCTCCTTGAAGAACTATACAGCTACGTGAAACAGAATATGACTACTAGTGTGCTTGCCAAATATGTTATTGAAACCGCTGGATAAAGTATTGCGGTAATTTATGCTTACATTTCATAAGTACAAACTTAATTGTACCATCCAAGATGTAAGTATCGCAATGATCCTCTTCAGT